AGTTATCACCATAAATAACGTACCAACCTGACGAATCTTTTGACTTAGACGTTGACTTAAATCGGTGAATCTGTCCGTCAATAATAATTTCGTTAGGAGGCACAAGGTTTGCAGAGATAATCGCATCACGCAATTGGTCTTCAGGTCTAGCAGGTGATATTTCAATTGGTGGCGTAAATGCTCTGCCACCTAGAATGTGGGTTATGTCGGTCATAAATTAAGCCGCCTTGCTTTGATTACGCTTGCGAACATATTGGCGTATTTCTTCCGCGTGTGCAATGCAACCTGTGGCCATAATCTCGTACTCTTGCGCCCTGACTTCAAGTTCGCTATCACTTAGCTGACTTGTAGGCACTAACTCTCTTTCCCCTTCGCGCTGTACTGGGTATGCTTTTTGCAAATGCGTAAAACCATCTAATACAAGTTGACCAGAAGCGTTGTCTGCGCTAGGCTCAAACTTTGTTATACAACGTTTTACATAATCGTTTATATAGTGCTTGGCACAAATTAAATAAAAATCAACGTCACTGCCATTTACATCACTGTATTTATTCAAAACTTCATTGGTTGCCCAAGTCATATTCACAACCTGCTTTTCATCTATTTTTTGCAAAATCAGGCTTGAAATAACTGCTTGAATGTCTTTTAAGTTGGTAAGTTTCATAATCAAATCCTTGTTATAAGTTTGTCGTGAATAGAATCTATCTCTTTTATAGCCAAACGCAATCTAGCGCACTCATCTTCATCTAGTATTGATGCTGTCGCCACTATGTCATACGCATTGCAATTTTTTAAGTGACGCTCAAACAATGCAACAAAGTGCATTGCTTTATTAAACTCTTGCGGGTTGCGCCCCTTCAAATCAATAATGCTTCGCTTGCCTTGCTCTGCTAGTTTTGTGACTGTTGGCGGGTTTTCTGAATCTACTTGATGCTCAAAAGAATCTTGAGGAACTGTTGCTACTCGTAGTGCTGTCTTTCGTTGACGCTCACTCATGCCTGCTTCGGTAGCTGCTTGGGTTCTTGTAATCAACGGGTCGGTGCAGTCCCGTTGATCTGACTTTCTGTCACCTCCTTTTTGTGGCTCAATCTGTTTAAGCAATTCACCTGCCCTGCGAATGGCTCTAGCTTGTATCCTGTCTGCCATTTTTCGTAATGACTCATCATTGGCTTGCTTAGCGTAACTTGCTAACGCTTCGGCTTTGTTCGCCCAAGACTGGCACTCGTCTATCTGTGTGCACTCAGCCAATGCGTGCTGTGCTTGCTGATACATTGCAGGCAGTTTTGCGTTGGCTACTGCTGGTAATTGGCTATGGTCTATCATTTTTTTAATCCTTTTCTGCTTTTAAGTGCCCGTTAGTCTTAACTTCTAGCTCATATTGCCTAGCCTGTGGTGGGTACTCGCCCCATTGGTATATGACTTGAGGCCATACCCCTAAAGCGTCTGCAAGAGCTTTGCGACCCTTAAAATAATCTACTGCTTCCTGTGTTTTCATAATTATTCCCGTTTAATTTATCATGCTGTCTTGACATCATAACTTTAATTTGTTAAATTATCAACACTCACTAAACGGATTGTCCGACCAGTGATACAAAAGGAACTAAAAATGGCTATTAACCTAAAGTCCACAAGTAGCTTATCTGCTAATGGTGTGAAGATGCTCGTGTACGGCAACGCAGGTGCTGGAAAAACTTCACTTATACCTACTTTGCCTAACCCTGTTGTGCTGTCTGCCGAGGGTGGTTTGTTATCCATACAAGATGCAAGCTTGCCTTACGTAGAAGTTAACTCATACGAAACTTTAATGGAAGCATATAAGTGGCTGACAGAATCAGATGAGGGTAAGGCTTTTGATTCAATTGCACTCGATTCAATCTCTGAAATTGCTGAAGTGGTATTGAACCACGAGAAAAAGATTGCGAAAGACCCACGTCAGGCTTATGGCGCTATGCAAGAGCAAATGGCTGACATCATTCGTGCTTTTCGTGACATACCAGGCAAGCACGTTTACTTTACTGCTAAGTGCGAGAAGTCGCAAGACGAAACAGGTCGATTGCTTTACGCACCGAGTATGCCAGGCAACAAAACAGGTCAGCAATTGCCGTACTTTTTTGACGAAGTGCTTGCACTGCGTGTTGAGAAAGATGCAGACGGTAACAGTCAACGTGCTTTGATGTGTGACTCAGATGGTATTTGGCTTGCCAAAGATAGATCAGGCAAGTTAGGCGCATGGGAAGCCCCTGACTTAAGCGCCATTATTGCAAAGATTGGAGGTGCAAAATGATTCAATCAATATCAGAGCTTGTCATTCTTTGGCAAACAAGCAAAAAGCAAGAAGAATTAGCTTTAAAAGAGCGCAGGTCTTGTGAAGACAAGATTCTTTCATTAATTGGTGTGCCTGAGAACTTTGAGGGCACTGAGAGCTTTAAACCAGATACTGGATTAGGTTTAAAGATCGAAGGTCGAATTACTCGCAAAGTTGATTCAGAGAAGTTACAAGAATTGGCAAACTTGCATGGCTTAAGCGATCATTTATCTAGCCTCTTTAGATGGAAGCCAGAGATCAATGCAGCAGTCTGGAAGGCAACAAGTACAGAAATTACCAACCACTTAGCTGAAGCAATCACCGCAAAAGCAGGTCGCCCCTCTTTTTCACTAATTATCCCAAAGGAATAAATCATGGAACTTAACCAAACATTTGATGTAGAACAATTACCCGTTGGCACAAGCAACTATGACCTTTTACCTGCTGGTTGGTACACAGCATTTGTGCATAGTGCAGAAGTTAAGCAAACCAAGAATGGCACAGGCGAGTACATCAAGATTCGCTTTGACATTACGGGTGATACAAGTCAAGGTCGTGTGGTTTTTAGCAACATTAACATTCGCAATCAAAACTCACAGGCTGAGGAAATTGGTCGTCAAAACTTAGGCGACATTATGCGAGCAATAGGGTTGGCTCGTGTCACAAACACCGATCAGTTAATTGGTGGAACATTATCTATAAAGGTAACAATCAAGCCATCAGATGGTCAATACGGTGCGTCTAACGAGGTTAAAGGCTACAAGGCAATAGAGGGTAGCAAGCCTGTTGCGTCTTTTGTATCACCGCCGCCAAAAGACTCTGAGCAAAGTAAAGCAGCACCACCTTGGCAAAAATCGAAGTAAACAAAAAAAGCCCCTAGTTTCGGCTAGGGGCAAAGTTGGGATTTACACCCAAGGAGATGAAAATGATTATACCCCAGCCGATGCACAACGTGCAAAATTTGATTGACGCTCATCACGAAAAGATAGCAGATCTACCCCGCCCTCATATGGGTGCAAGCACTCTAGGACACCCGTGCGACAGATGGCTTTGGCTGTCTTTTAGGTGGGCTGTGTTACCCCAGTTCCCTGGTCGTGTGTTGCGCCTATTTAGACGTGGGCAAATGGAAGAAGCTACTATCGTGCGTGATTTACGAGATATTGGCGTAGACATTAGAAACACCAATGAGAACCAAGCACGGGTTGCTTTTGGCGCTCATGTGTCAGGTAGCATTGATGGCGTAATTGAGGGTGGATTACCCGAAGCACCAAATAAGCGTCACGTTGCTGAGTTTAAGACCCATAGCAAGAAGTCATTTGACGATATGGTTAAGAACGGGGTTAAGAAGTCTAAGCCTATGCACTGGGTGCAAATGCAAGTGTATATGCAAGGTACAAACATAGACCGAGCTTTTTACCTGGCTGTGTGCAAAGACGATGACCGCATTTACACCGAGCGTGTGCATTACGAAAAAGAAATAGCAGATAAAGCCATAGCACGAGGCAAGAGATTAGCACTAGAAGAGCGTCTGCCACCTCCTATTAGCACTGACCCAAGTTGGTACGAATGCAAATTTTGTGACGCTTACCAGTTTTGTCATAAGCAAGAGCCAACTAAAGAGTCAAACTGTCGCACTTGCGCTAATGTGACGCCATTAGAAGATTCAACGTGGCGATGTGAGCGTCACGATGCCAATGAAATACCTGTAGAGTTTCAACGCACGGGGTGTAGCAGTCACGTCATTCACCCTGATTTAGTGCCTTGGAAACGAAAGGAAAGCGATAAAGAGTGGCAAGCCATCTACATCGTTAACGGTAAAGAGATTAAAAATGGCGAGAAAGCGCCTGATGTGTTTAC